CCCAGAGATGTCAACCATGATCAAAGAAGGCGCAAGCCTTAACGAAGTCATGGACGTGCTAGGCGGAACCTTTGGCGGTGCTACAGCCAAGAACGCTGAAACCGCTGCAGGGAAAATGGCAATCCTTAAGAACTCCATTGGTGAAACCAAAGAGTCAATTGGTGCAGCGCTGTTGCCTGTGCTCGAGGCTGTGCTACCCGTGCTAAACAAGTTTGCAATGTGGGCTCAAGACAACCCCAAAGCATTCTTGGCTATTGCTGCCGCTATCGGAGCAGTCGCCGCCGCAATTGTTGTCACTAACATTGCCATGGCACTCAACCCATTTAGCCTGATCGCTGCAGGCATCGCATTGCTTGTCGTCGCGCTAGTCACCGCTTACAACAAGTTTGAGTGGTTCCGTGACGGCATTAATGCAATTGTCAATACCGTGATTGGGTTTTTTGCTGGCATGGTCAACGCTGCAATCGGCGCGGTTAACGCAATTATCAGCGCCTACAACTCAATTCCGTTGCTACCAGACATTCCAAAAGCACCAACAATTCCCGTGCCACAACTCGGCGGTCAAGCAGCGTCAACCGTTGTTGCTAAAAAGATTCCACGTTTAGCCGAGGGTGGCATTGTCAGCTCCCCTACTCTTGCCCTTATTGGTGAAGCAGGCCCAGAAGCCGTAGTGCCGTTAGACCGCATGAATACTGGCGGGGGAGTGACCGTAAATGTGACTGGCGGGCTCTCGACTAGCGCCGAGATCGGTCAAGCCGTGGTCAACGCGTTGCGCGCCTACTCACGGAGTGCAGGGCCGTTGGCTCTGAACATTGCCTAATGCCCGGCACAGCTGTAGTTGATTCAGGTAATTATGACCTGCAGATCGCCACAGGCTTTATTCAGGACGGCTTTACTCTTGACTCTGCAACCAAAGGCATCTTAGATAACACCCAATTTGTGCTGGACGGTACAACAGAGTTCGCAAGCGTTATGGACTCAGTAACCACGATCACAGCCAAGCGCGGCAGGCGCGACATTGGCGACACATTTAGCGCTGGCACAATGACGTTCACCATTCAAGACGTGGACGGCGTGTTCAACCCTTTTGACGAAAACAGCCCGTATTACGACACCGCCGAATCACAGCCTGGTCTTGCTCCGATGCGTCAGGTCAAGTTGATTCGATACAGCGCTACCGATGTTCCTGAGTTGCTGTACTCGGGTTATGTCGTCAACTATGACTACAACTTCGCGCTCGGCGGTCTTGACACCGTGACGGTCTATTGCGCTGACCAGTTCTATTTGCTGTCACAAACCTATTTGGACGAGTTCAACCCATCAGCCGAAACATCTGGCGCACGCATTGAAACCGTGCTTGATCTGCCAGAAGTTGACTTCCCAGCCTTAGCCCGAAACATCTCAACAGGCACCGTCAACCTTGGCCATGACGCTGCATACACCGTGCCGGCAGGAACCAACGTGTTGCAGTACATTGCCCAGATCAACGACACCGCCGAGTTTGGTCGTCTGTTCATGTCGCGTGACGGGGTGCTCACATTCCAAAACCGCATCGGCAACACCATCTCGGCATCGGTAGCCGACTTCCACGATGACGGCACCAACTACAAATACAACGGCGTAGGCATCTCATTTGAGGCGGACTCGGTGGTCAACCGCGTAGTTGTAACAGGGTTAGACGGCACGACAGCAACTGCCACCGACGCGGCATCTATTGCCCAGTACTTCATTCAGACCAACAGCATCACCAACAGCCTTTTGCATGAAGCAGGAGAAATTACCACCGCGGCGTCTTACTTACTGAACCCGCAACCAGAAGCGCGCTACACCTCGGTTGAAACCGCATTCCTTATGCTGACCACAGCCCAAAAAGACACCCTGGCAACCTTGGACATTGGCGACACGATAACCGTAGAAAAGACATTTCCAAGCGGTGCTGGCACAAGCCAACTTGCGCAAGAGCTGTCAGTTGAAGGCATCGAGCATTATTTAGACTTCAGCACAGGCCACAGGGTTCTGTATTCAACCGCGCCGACCACGATCGTGTACGAGCTGATTTTGGACTCAGCGCTGTATGGCACACTTGACGCAGAGAATGTTTTAGGATAAGGACACTATGACCACGCCATACCCATTTGTAGCGGGCGCAGTACTCACGGCCCAGCAACTTAACGACATCCAAAACCTGCCAATATCAGACAAAACAACGTCGTACACGCTGGCTGTCGCTGACGCTTATAAGCGCACAATGATGAACTCTGCAAGCGCGACAACCATCACGGTTAACAACAGCATCTTTACCGTCGGCGATGTCATACAAGTCGCTAACAAAGGCGCAGGCACCTGCACGATCACAGCTGGCGCTGGCGTCACAATTAACACATCGGGTTCACTTGCTTTGGCGCAATACGGGGGCGGCTATTTGCTTTGTTTGTCGGCGTCAACTTTTACTTTTTTTAACTTAGGTGGTGGCGCTAATTACGGCACCGCAACAGGGGGCTCGTCTTCGAGCATTACCGTTGGTGGCTTGGCGTACACATTGCTTACTTTTACAAGTGATGCAAATCTTGTTGTTTCTAAAGCGGGTTTGTTTGATGTCTGTTTAGTTGCAGGCGGTGCAGGTTCAGGGCGAACAGATACCACTACCGCAACTGGCGGCGGCGGTGGTGGCCAAGTCTTAGGTATCACAAGTACGACTACGGTTTGTTACCTGCCGCTACTTATGCAGTAGACGTAGGTGCAGGTGGCGCGGCAGCGGCAACTATTGGGGGATACGGAGTAAACGGCGCAGGTTCGGCCATTGGTTCAATAATTAACGCAGCAGGCGGCGGCGGTGGTGCTTCACGGTATGTGGGTAATCCCTCGGACGGCGGGTGTGGTGGTGGTGCAACTGACAATCAAACAAGTGGTAAAGCCGTTGTAACTACAGGCGGAAATAATGGCGGTACAGGGCCAACCGCAGCAGCAGGCGGCGGCGGTGGTGCTGGTGGTGTTGGCGGTACCGGTACGGGAACTACTGGCGGTACGGGCGGTAACGGTTTAGACATAAGCACATTTATTACTGGCGCAACTTATTACGCAGGTGCAGGCGGCGGCGGCGGTGGTTCAGTTACTGGTGGTGCGGCAGGAAATGGTGGTGTTGCAGGAAAAGCAACAGGCACAGGAAACAACGGTGTTAATTACGGTGCAGGCGGCGGCGGTACTTATGGCAATCCAAATGTCGGCGGTGCAGGCGCGGCAGGCGTCGTTTACGTAAGGTTTAAATCATGAACGATTTAACTTATTTTGCACAAATAGACAGCAACAAAGTTTGTTTACAAGTGCACGTTGTAACACAGCAATTTATTGACGAAAACCCTGACCGCTATTCTGGAACATGGGTAGAAACTTTTTACAACAATCCAGACAAAACTTATGCGGGTGAAGGTTACATCTACAACGCCAAAACTAAAGATTTCGCACCACCACCATACGATCCACCACCGATTAACTAATGCGTTGGCGTTACCTCATCGGCTACGGCATGCTCATCGCGGTCGTCTTGTGGGGATGTGCAGGATGTGCTGATCGGACTCGAATGAACTGCATCAGAACAAAGAACCAAGCAATCACACTTACCACAGAGCTTCAAGTTGGCGGTGGTCGTTGTGGCTAAATACACAAACGAAGAAATCAAAGCTCGACTAATCCTTATTGTCGGCATCGGTCTCACACTTGCTTTTGTGGGCTCAATCTTTACCCTGCTTTACGGTCTGCTCTTCGTGACTCAACCACTTGAGCAAGCACCAAACGACGCAGAAGCCTTCTCAGTCCTCAACCCTATGCTCATGACATTGAGTGGCGGTCTAATAGGATTGCTCGCATCCAACGGACTCAAGAACAAACAAAAGGACGGACACGATGAAAGCTAAAGACAAAGCCCTACTTGCCTCATACGGTCGCTCAATGCTTGCCGCCGTGGTTGCGCTAGCAGTAACAGGCAACACCGACCCATCCGCATTGTTAGCAGCTGCGATCGGCGCGGTCTGCCCAACAGCGTTGCGTTACTTCAACCCTAAAGACATAAAGTTCGGTCGTGGCAACAGCCAAAGCTAATCCCAACGCACGGCCATACACAGGCAACAGCGATGGCTCATCCGCTGGCCCACGTGCCGGCATGAACGAATGGATTAAGCAAGCAATTGCAGCATCAAATAACGCTGTTTGGAATAACGGCTCTTGGGGTGTGCGCGACATGCGCGGCAACCCTGGCTCATTGTCAGTTCACGCAACTGGCAGAGCTGTTGACCTGTCATATCGCAAATCCGAAAGACACCCAAATGCAGGACGATTAAACGCATTGTCGTTTATTGACGTTGTAGTTGCTAACGCAAACACGCTCGGCGTTGAGTGCATTCTTGACTATTTCCCAGCACAGTACGGTCGCGCATGGCGTTGCGATCGTCAAGCATGGAAGAAATACAGCAAGCCAACCATTCACGGCGCACCAGGTGGCGACTGGTTCCACATCGAGATCACACCACAGGCCGCCGACTCGGTAATTTTTGTAAAAGCCGCATTCTTAAAGGTGTTCGGGGAAATCCCACCTAAGGCTTGATCTATGTTCTAGGGTCGGAGTACCGACAAAAGGACAGGCGATGACTGAACCACAAATCTTTGACTACAGCGTCTACATAGGCGTCATGGATAA